TTCTTGAGGTCGCCCCATTTAAGGGATTCTTCAACTTCGATAAACTGATTGCCGCCGTTTTTCTTCAGCCAATCAATCACGGTTTTATCGTCGTGTTTATATTCCTGGTTCTGATTCTTGACGAAAGGTTTGCCGGACGGAAGGTCGTAAATACTTTGCGTTTTCGTTTCCCTATGCGGGACGGAATCAAAGTATTCCTTGAGCATCCTTTCAAGGTTCATTGTGTTAAAATCGCACTGTTCCTTGATTTCCTTGATCTTGTCCGTGTACCATTTAACAAACCTGTCACGGTCTGCACGGGCTTCACGGATTTTTTGCAAAGCCCATTCCGCTTTGGCGTCCGTGTCAATCACGAACGAATCATTTTCGATAAATTCAGACATTTATTGATTTCTCCCTTCGTTTTTGTTAAAATGCAATAGGTAAGTGCTGTTGCCCTTGCACTACTGCCTTTCACCGTCCGGCCAAGCCGGGCGGCTTTTTATGTTTTCCAAGTCGTAAGACTTCCGGCGGCGTTTCCACAACCGAAACTTTGCGGCTAACGTTTGCCGCCGCCCTTTGATAATGTGTGCGCCCGGCACGTAATACGTTTTCATGCTTGACCACCCATGCGCCTAACCTGTTTACGAATTTCGCACTCAAGGTCTTCAAGCCCATACCGCAAAGATTCAATGCGGTCATATTCCGGCGTGTTATCAACCTTGTTGGCGGCTTCGTTCAAATACCTTTCGGCGTTTTCGATTTCAGAAATTGCGTTCCGAATAAGGTCAAGCGCTTCTTTTGTTGCCGGGTCTTCTTTGTTGAGTTCGTGCCATGCGGACGTATCAATTGCGTCTTTCACGGCGTCCAACTGTGCGTTTGTCAATGCTGTCGCCCCTTTCGTAAAATTGCCCTTGTTGCGCTTTCCGGCGGTAAAGTGTTCTTGCGCTCCCATTCAGCAACCGACCTTTCGGAAACCATAAGCGGACGTTGTAAGTGATTCATTTCCCGCATTAACTTTCTTGCGGTCGGCGGTTTGACTTGATACCGGGCGCAAATGTCCTTTACCGAATAGAGTTTGTCCATGTTCACCCCGCTTTTACAATGTCTTCGATTTTGACTTCAAGCGCCGCCGCAAGACGCCCGGCGGTTTCGATTGTCGGTACGCTTTTCCCGGTTTCGTACTTTGCAATACAAACCCGGTTGACTTTCGACCGTTCGGACAATTGCGCTTGAGTCATGCCCTTTGCTTTGCGGATTTCCCGCAGTTTGCAAACCATTCAAAGCCCCCTTTCGTTATTTGATTTCGTTCGTTGTTGGCAAATGCCTACAAGCACATTATACACAAATGTAATTAAAAAGCAACACATTTTTGTTGTTAAATAATTATTGCGTTTTTGTTGCTATGTAATCATCCGTCCCGGCGTTGCAACGGATCGCCGCCGCATTGGGAACAACCCCGGCGGCGTTGGCGGGAAGCGCCGACGATGAAACCCGGCAACCGATAACGGAAGAAGCGCAAATCATAAGCGGCGGCGTAGACCAATTAACAAAGGCGCAACGGCAACAGGCGCTAAATGTTATTCGGGCAATGTTCCCGGAAAAATTCTCATGAAACAGAAGTTGAAAAAAAGAAAAATCAGTTTCCAAACGTCCATTTTCATTCCCCCACTAAAGAAGAAAGATTCCGCCGGGCAGTTTGAGAGTAAAAGAAAAGCCCGCCCGCTTCAAGCGGGGGCGGGCACATGTTTAGATATTTAATATCTAATATTTGCGGAAAATTGACAGCCCGCAAGCCCTTATTTTTCAATGGTTCCAGCGATACCCCCTAAACCGTGTCCCACATAAACCTAAACCGTGTCCCACATAAACCTAAACCGTGTCCCACATAAACCGCCGCAGCTGCCGGGCAGGTTTTTCCCTTTATTGGTTAGTCCTTATAATCCGGGTTTTTGCCCCTGTGTGTTACGGTCAGCTTGTCTTTTAGTGTGCTGTTTGTCGGTGCCTTGAACCGGGGCAGATTGCATGAAACAGAAGTTGAAAAAAAGAAAAGACGGGCGTTATGCCTGTCGGTACCATAATCAATGGTTTTATAGTTACGATCCCGACGATTGTTTGAAACAACGGGAAGATTTCAAGCAAAAAGAACGGGAAGGGCTAATCATGGCGTATTTCGTGCAGGAATACGCCTTAAATTGGCTTGACAGGTCAATGATTTTATCCGTGTATGATTCCGTGACCGACGAACGGGACGAAACAGAAGCGAAACGGTTAAAAGAAAGTTTGACTACCGAATTGACTACCGACCCATAGCGCAAAACGCACAAAAAGCCCCTTTTTTGACGTTTTGATGCAGGATGATAAAACCCCCGTGCTTTATATTACACGGGGGTTTAAGGGCTGTTTATGTTCGATTAACGATAGATACGGGGAATAGGCTACCAATGGACGGATAACGATTGATATAAAAAGACCGGGGCGGTTGCCCGTCCCGGTTGACTACCGTTTTGACTTCAATTCACTTGATGTGACGTTTGATATAGTCCCGGACAAATCCGGGGGAAACAAGTTCCGAACCGCAGATAATACCCTTGTAAGAAAGTTCATACTTGCAATCACCGTCGTACACTTCCGGGTCGTGTACCCTGTGTGTGACTTTCATTCCGGGGAACTCACACAGCAACTCAACCATTTCTTCATAATCCATAATCAGCGCCCCCTTTTCAATAAAGCCAATATGCGGCATCTTTCAACCAAGGCGCTTCCTGCCGCCGGATCGTTTCAATCTTTCTGTCAATGCGTTTCCGGGTCTTTTCGTCCTCTGCCCGGTTGCGCTTGTTCCACAGGTTGTTAATCCTGTTGCAAGCGATTTGCCGCCGTTCAAGTTCGGCGGGATCGCAATTCATTGCCGCCCATGTCATGCCCGCCGCCCCCTTTTCCATTCGTTCAGCTTGCGAGTGTTTTCCCGCACAATTTCAAGATGTTTTTTAAGTGTAATCATTGCCCTTGCTTCCTTTCTCCCGTTTGGCACGGGCTACAAGCGGCGAACGTGCGCCGCCTGTCTGTCCGGGTCAAACTTCTGTAACCTCACTCCCGCACACATCATATTCAACAACATACGCTTTTGAAGACCAATACTCGTTGTTATCCGGCATTTACATTGTAACTGTATAGCTACACAATGTCAATAGGAAAGTTGCGAATTAAATACATTTATTTCGTCAAAAATGGCAAAATAAAAAAGCCGCCGGAAAACCCGGCGGCGTGCGCTTACTTTTTCATATATTATTCATCCTTCCAAGGTCCTACATAGGTCTTTGCCCTGTTGCTGTCGCCAATCCCGGCGGTTGTCGGGTCGTTGACAATTCCGAGGATCACAAGCACGACAAACACGGCGTCAACAACGGCGCAAAGCTTGCCCGAAAGGGTTGACAGGTCAAGGGTATAACCGAATAACGCCGCAACCGCTTGAATAACAAGCGCAATTGCGGGAATAATCGCCATCCAAAAGGCTTTGTTTGCGATACGAACACGCCAATTTATCATTATAGAATCATCCTTTCATAAGATCATCAAGACGCTTGTGCGCCGACTTTGCCGACGCTTCGATTTCTACGACCTTTTTTTGCAGGTCGGTAACGTCCGCACGGATTCCCCGGTTTTCAAGTTTGATTTCGTCAATGCTCGATCTGATATACCGAATATCTGCGGTCATGGTAGCCCGTTCCGTTGCGCTTGCGGTTGTGTCCTGTGTAGCATTGCGCCGGAATGATAGCCACGTAAACACAAGCGCAATAGCTGAAATCGCCAACGGCGCAATTGCTTCAACGCCCATACTGTCAACCCCCTTCCCTTGTTTTTGTCGCTTGTGGGTATTGCTTGATTAACGCATCCGCTTGCGACCCGGTAACACGGGGGACTGTGACAGTATAATATATAACGGGTTGCGCCCCGTTAAGCGCTGTTTGTGTTTTTGCTCCGGCGATCCCGTCAACGGTTAAGTTGTGGTCTTTCTGAAAAGCCTTAACGGCGG